TTCCATGTTTATAGCTTCATCATATCTTTGCCAGTCATCATCTGAAAGTTTGTCTATTTGCTTTTCTGTTAATAATCCTATGATATCGTCAATATGGATTATATCCCCGTCAGCATTTCTAGCTATTGCCTTAAACTGTGCATCTGTCATTTTTTTGACGCCTTTTCTGGTTGGTTGGTGTTTTTTTCAGTCTATCACAAAACAAACAGATAAAAAAGCATTATTTTTATACCATTGTTTTTATTAGTTATTTTCCTAAGCAGTCCATAGTGTTCTTGTATTGTTCCTAGTTCGGTCATGGTTTGTTCTAAAGATGCTCTAGAATTTAAAAGAAAATTTTAGCATTATATAGTATAGACAAAAAAATAGATAGAGAGAGACAGAAACAGTGACACTTTAGCAACACTGCGGCATTCTTGCAACACCTCAGGATACTAGAGATTCCAAAGCATCCTGCAACCTATGCGATAGTATACCTTAGGTTGCAAAAGTATGCCAAAGTGCAGCCTATGCGTGTGGGGGTACTCTCGCGTTGGTATCATTATATACTGTCTCAGATTTTTTTGAGTATTTTAGTCCTAGTTGTCTTATAGTAAGACCACTACGAGGACTATCCCATAGCATCCTAAACACCCCAAAGGTACACTAAAGAAGCCACAGGAATACCAAAGCATTACCTTAGTCTATAGTTATACCAAAGGGGGTCTCTAGCTATGAGTGGTACTTTAGAAATTTAACCAGCTTTCTGGTTGGTTATTTCTACTACCAATATTAAAGCTATCCATGAATTTATCTAGGTGTTCTTCTAGTAGTTCTTCTCGTCTAGACACCATTTGTTTATCAGCATCAGCAGCCATCTGGTCTACCCAGTACTGCACAGCCATAGCAAGTACGTCTAGTCTATCATCGTGAGCCAATGCTCCACGTACCTTAGTTATCCTAGTCATCTGATAGGTAAGCATGTACTTAATACCCTTATCAGGGGGCATGTGCTGTACACTATCGTAGTCCTTTTGTACTACCTTAGGGTCTAGAACAAGCCTATGCTGGTTCATTACAGGTTCTAAGGTATCAATGATACGGCTTTCCTTCTGTGTATGGTGTCTTACTTCTTCCATAGTAACTGGATGTGTCTTTTCCATATATGGTTTTAGTAGCTCAGTAAACATACCGTCACCAAAGTTACTCTCAATAAGTACCATATTAACCTTGTGCATCTTAGCTAGGTCACACAAGTGCTGTAAAGTTTCAGAGGAGTACCCACCTTCCACACCACCTGCATCTACAACGTAAAGAAAACCATTAAGCATCTTTACAATGGCGTATGCAGTCTCGTCTGAACCTCTACCTGAGGGGTCAACCGCTAGAATAGAGCCAGTATACTCAGCCCTACCTAAGGTTTCCTCAGGTGCATAGAACTTATCACCACTAAGACCTACGTTAGGCAGGTCGTTCATAGGCTTCATAATGCCATACACTACCTTTTCTGGTGCTGTGTCTTTGTCGCACGACATTACCAGTAAGTCGGATAGCTTAAGTGGGTACTTGTTCGCATCAGAAAGTGAAGTATCCAGCATAAACTGCAAAGCAAAACCACTTCTACCATAACTTAGTTCTCTTTCTAGTAGGTCTTCATCATCAAAGCGTTTAGCGTCCGTAGGAAGCCCGTACAGTGCCTCTCCTTCGTCCTGTAGTGCCTCATATAGCTTGGGAGCAAGACGGCCACCATACGCCTTCTCAGAGCGTTCTAGGGTAGGATACCTAGCTGGCCACACTCTCATGTCATAACCACGAGATAGTAGTACGTTGTACAAGCTCATCTCATTCTGAGGTGTACCCAAGTAGATAATCTTACCATCAGGCTTAAGAACAGCGTCAAATTCCTTAACAGTTTCTGCAAGCTTCTCTCGCATCATGTGTGTCATGGAGTTATTAGGTACTTCTACGTCATCAGCAATGATAATGTCAGCACGACTACCTGTAAGCTGTCCAGTAACACCCACACTCTTTACAGAGGGGCTACCAGATGCTTTAGCTGGTGCGACATCAAAGGCTATCTTAGACCACCGTTGCCCATCTTTAGCAATCAAATGCTGACATATAGGTAGTTCTGTGATAATACGCTGCGTAAAGGTAGAGAAGTCATCAGCACGAGCTTTAGATGCTGAGACAACCATAAACTTTAACTGTGGGTCTAGCAATAGCTGATGTACCACGTATGCAGCAGTAATGTAAGACTTACCTACACCCCGAAACGCCTCAATAATACTACGCTTGGGGCTTGTCTGTAGATAATGTGCAATATCGTACTGCACTGGTGTAGGCTCTGGTAGACCTAAGTGTTGCCATACTAAGTATGTAAAGTTTCTAAAGTCTCTCAGAGCCTCAGGGATTGCGTTCTGTTGTTGCATAGTGGGTATGTACCTCTCAGGTATAATACCCCTACTCAGAGGGGCTTAAATCGCTGTTAAAAGCTATACTATAGCTGTTAGTCGTCATATATAACTTCTATATCGTGTGTATGGTTGTCGTTTACCTTTGCCCACACAGCGTTAATAGGAGCTACTGAGAACTCCCACGTAGCGTCTTTATCACCAGCTTGAGAAGAACCTTTTAGGTTAAGACCAGTAGTAGGGGCAGTAGTATTATCGCTAAATCCTATAGTAATATAATGAGTATCGTGGTCATTTTGTATTACTAGATACATACGACTAGGGTTATCGTCTAGTATTTTTACCCAAGATTGGTCAGCAGGGAGCGTAACATTCTTAGATGTTAGACTAGCATTATGGCCTCTCATTGCATCTTCTCCGCTACATCAAATGGCAAGTCCTTTAACAGGTTGTCCATAGGACTTTCTGCCATAATAACGTCAAGACTAGCACCGTTGTCCTTAAGAAACTTAACAGCTACTGACAGTTCTGAGGCTGTGGCTTCACCACTACGTACACGTAAGAGTAACTCTTGGGTTACTGCCTCATGCAGAATATCCATCTGTTGTTTTTGTGTCATTGGCTTACTTTTTCTTCTTGTATTTATCTGTGTTTTTCTTTTTAGGAAAACCAGCTTTCATGTTAGCATACGCTTTAGCAGAGATGGTTGACTTACTTTTAGGACGGCTAGTACCAGCCTTCTTACGCTTGTTAATGTTCTCGTATAGGCTCATTTTGAATTTATCCTATGTACTATGTTAATTGCTGTATTTATCCACACACCCGTCAATACTAGTAGGTGTATTATCAGTTCAATGTATGTTATTTCCAATTATTTCTTTTCCTTAATTGAAGATGCTAAACCCCCACCAAAGTAAAAGCCTACAATTAATAGCATTATCTCACCTATCCAGAAGTCCCCTAAAATAGCTTTGACACCCTCTATATCGCCCTTCCCTGCCAGCGTCATGCCCATAGTGATTGCAAAGCAGCTGATAAAGGTAAAGGTAAACATCAGTGCAATGTAACGCTGTGCTAGCTTGAATGGCTGATAAGCATTAATTAGCTGGATGCGAGCATCGCTCTGAGCCTTTATCTGTTCCTCTGTACTGGTGTGCATACTGTCAATCAGTTCCATGCCCTTCTGGACTACATCACCAGAACCAAGGATTTTGCCTAAGATTGGAATTATCATTTTGTTCTGAACCTATGCTTGAGATAAACAACCGTATTGATTGTCGTGTTAAGAGTGACCATTGCCACCAGCCAATACTGCAACCACTCATGCATGAAAAAGCCGCTCATAGTTGCGCCTGGCTCTATTAGGCACCTGCCGGGCGTAGGCACTCTCCAGAAGCTCCACAGCGGCTTTGGTATAGTTGCCGGTTATCACACCCTCTTGAATGTATTTAAGCGTCTTCTTAAAGCCTAAAAGGCGTTTCAGGCCGAGGTTGAAACAGAGGTCCACAAGGGTCATCTGTACAGGCTCTGGTAGCCGCTCAAAGTTGTTTATGGTGGCATTTAATTCTGCCAAGCAGATATTGATATCCTCATCTAGCATCTGCATGGCTGTAGCCTCACTGATGCCTCGGTCTTCTATATTACGCCCTACCCCAATAGTCAGCTTATCTGCTGTGCATGTATAAGGCTTTAGCTTTAGCCCCTCTTCCCGGATGAGGTTTTGTCTT